TACTACGAGTTTTTTTTAGCCCTTTGCATTTATACACTTTCGAAATATCCTTTTCGGCTATGGTAATAGTCCCTAAATGATAGGATTTTCCGGTTAAACCGCATTGAGCACATTTATATGTGTCGTATGCTTTTCTTTTTCCTTGTGTCACCAAATTTGTTTTTTTCCCATCGGTGACCACCTTCATTCAAATTAAATACTCCCATTATATAATACGGTTGACCTATACACCATAAGGTTCAATTATCTTTAGTTGTTGCTCCCGACATTTGAGACGGGAGCAAACAATAACTACTTTTTCTTCAATTCAATGCGGGTTCTTAAAGTCAATAAATAGTCGTGCATTTCGATTTTCTGCTGCTCCATCAGTGATACTTGCATTTCACCGGCTATTTCAACTGCATCTTTTCGTCCAAGGAACAATACCAATTTATTATACTTTTCCATCAATTCATTGTATTCAATACACATACGATCAAGAGGAGTTTCGGCCACTTTGTATGCTCTTTCAAACACATCTTTTGGCGACCAGCTTTCATATCCATCTTCGTAACGAACGTGATAACCTTGCTCGGTTTCTTCATGGTTATCAATACTCTTGCCATAGGGGTTTCTACCCGTTTTTTGGACGAAGTCACCTAATGTCATCGCTTCTGCCTCAATCTGTTTTGTCCCAATATACTTTTTCATATTACATTACGGTTTACCTATATACCATAAGGTTCTAATTACAATTTTTTTAAAAACCGCCTTCTCCCCCCCCCGTATTTGTGATAATTTGGGAAAGAAGGCGGTTTTTATTTTCCCGTATGCCTCCGCAACCTTCCACTCTTATGTGGCGTCTTCCGGCACATAAGCCGATACATAAGTTGTTACTTCACACGATACGATCACACGCCCGGAACCTTTACACTGCGGGCAGGTCGCGCCCTCTTTCGTCCCCTTGCCCTCGCAGACCTTGCAGACCACGATATGCGGTGGGATCATTCTCTCCCGTTTTGGTAACAGTTCGTCCGTCTTATTCGGTCGATCTGCTTTTCTTTTTAACCTGTTCAAAATACTGTTCATCATTTCTCCTCTGTTTTAAAAATTAATCATTGTCAGACCAAACCTGCTGTCCGGCATTTTCGAACCATAGGTTTTCAAGAGTCGTAATCCGCTTTCCAGTCCACCGTAACGACAGCCCTCATTCTACCCGTCCCGTCACAACGGGGGCAAGTCTTCCACCTGTAATCGTCACGCCCTATTTCTTCCTGGAAACCGCCACTCCCGTTGCAGGAGGGGCAAATAAAGCCCCTGGCTTTCACAACCTCCGTCTTGGGGGTGTATTTGTCAATAAAAAGATCGATCGATTGTACGCTCCTGCTCATACTCTCACCTCCCCTTCCTGACACGGGAACAATCCCGGTTCTTTAGATTCCTTCAGGTATTCCAGAAGGCAAAGGTCGATCAGCTGGGTTTCCCAGTTGACCGGGCGATGTTTGTACATGGCGCGAAGCGCCTGCCTGCAATCTTCCGCCGAAAGGCCCATGTCCAACTTTGAGACGAACAGGTTTATATCCGAAAGGTAGATGCGTTTCACGTCTATGATCCGGGCATCCCCCTTCCAGATGCCCTTCAAGTAAATCTGCTTGACGGCACCGACGCAATATTTCACGGGATCATGCAGCCTCATGGTTGTGAAGCTATCGCCGTTCAATTTCCCGTTCCAGTTTTTAGAAAATTCTATTCTTTCTACCATAATCTTGTGATATTTTCCATTGGATTGTTTGCATTTGAAACAATATACCAGCCATTTCCCCTCTGTTTTATCCACCCGGCAAACCGAATACTGAAAGCCGCAGGGACAGACATATATCCAGTAGCCGGGGGTAAGGGTGGCAGATTTTACCTTCATGCCTCTGTCATTCCTAACGGTATCGCTATCCATGCCCCGTTATCGTTCTTGATCTCGGCCCGGATAAACTGTTTGCTAATGGCTGGCTGGTAGGCTTCTTCGATGATCTGCACGCCTTCCATGAAACGCTCGTTTCCCGATTCCTCGGCTATCTTACGAAGCTGGACGATACGGCTTGCCTTCAGCGTTCCTTGGGCATTACGGGCCAACAGACGGAGTACCATTTTTACGAGCGCTTTCGTTTCCTCGTTATTGGCAAGCCCTTCGATATACTCCTTTACGATGGCGATACCGTCCTCCACCGTGTCGCGGTAGCCGTCGGTTTCATAATACCCTACGGTGATACGCTTGTCTCCGGCGGAATTGGTAAAGGTGTCTGTACGTTGGCCGTCCTTTTTCAACTTCAAGACTTCCGACTTCATGTCGATCACGCGGCGGAAGCTATTCAGTACGCCGTTTTTCACGGTCTTGATGCAGTCGCTGACCGCTTGCAAGTCCGGGATCGCCTCCTCGATCGTTTCGTCCACCAGTTCCTTGTAGGCCTCGCGGTCACGTTTGGCCTGTTCCTTGGCTCGCTTGGCGGCCTGTTCCACCTTAAATGCTTCAAACTGTTTCAGTTCTTCATCCGTCATTTCAACGGCTTTTCTTTCTTCTGTCATAGCTTTAATTAATTTAATTGTGAATAATCCGTGTTCTTTTCCCTGTCTTTCCTTTGGATGATCCGCAGCTTGATGGCCACCGTATCCAGTTCCTCGGTCGTCAGCCGGGCAAACTTCTTGCCCGCGATCCGGGGATTCTGGCAGTAGGCATCCACCCGGTTCCAGTCGGTCGTGTCAATACCCTGCTTTTGCATCAACTTCAGCACCGTGGAGCGTTTCTGCCGCAGCTGCTCACGGTAAATTTCTCGCGCCTTGTAATTCTCATCCATACGCTGCATATCCTCGCACATGGCATCGTACTCTTTCGTCGTCATCTCCCGGAGCGATTCTGTCCGACCGCCCGTATACTGACTTATCAGCGTTGCTTTCAGTTCATCCCGATCTATTGTGGGCAGGCGGTTGAGGAGGGCATAAAAACGGGCGTAGTTCCTACTCATTCGAAGTCCTCCTCTTTAAATCCGTACTCGGTCATCAGTGCCGTATGTGATAAATCCGACAGGCGGTCTGACACTTCACTGTAAATGAATGATTGGTCACAAGGCGAAAAAGCCATTGCCCTTTCCTCCGCGTCATTTATGATTGCCTCTATTACTTCATTCATAATTTCATGATTTACGATTTTTACTTCATTGAATACTGGGCGGCACCTTCCTCCCAAATTATATAAGAATTGCCAGGCTGGGTGATAAACCTTCCTTTACACACGGCACGGAATCCTCGGACAAATATTTTCATGTCTGCGTCATAGGCAACTTTCTTCGCCGCGCGTCCTTCCGGTTTTTCACCCTCGCAGTGACTGACAAATACCAGCAGCTTATTCCGATGTTTTTCTTTGAGCGTCTTGTAGGCCGCATAAGTCAATCCTGTATATTGAAAACTGTCTATTATCACCACATCCGGACTGCGACGTTTCAAAAGACGTTCACTCAAGTCATCCATTGGTTCCCGGTCCAATATTTTGAACTTGTAATTCACTTCCTCCATGCGCTCCCGATTCAAAGTGTTCTGAAACGAGAGGCCGGTACTTTCTTCCAAGCTGTCATAGGCCACCGTACACCACTGACAAAGGTATTTTGCCAATTGCATCACAAAGCTGCTTTTTCCATTACCGCTTTCACCCCAAATAATCCATACACCTGTACGATCGGGATGTCCGAAAGCGGCCTCCCATTTCCCCTCGAATGGAAAACTGGGAATGTTCATCTGTTGCACCTCTGTTGGGGAATAGGCCCGTTTCATGCTTCCACCCCCTTTCTTAACTTTTCTATTTCGGTGTAAACCCGACGGAGACTTCCGCCGGTACGATTTACAATCTGCATGATATCGTTACGTTCCGGGGCATTCACCTTGACCACCATAGCCGCTTGCGCCTTCAGAAATACTTCACGTTCTTTGCTATCGTCCGGTGTTACCTTACTAAACTTATCACCGTAGCGCGAGAACATCTCCGTATAGCCGATCTTTTCGTTTTCGATGGAACGAGTGATCTTTGCCCGAAGCCCGTCGGCACCCATCATGTACCAAGCACAACCGCGTTCAGTAGCATTCCACAGAGCTTTCAGTTCGAGAAAAGCGTCATATTGCAGGTCTCCGGCCTCATCCAATATGATAAGCGGATGTTCCAACGTCCGGAGATAAAAACAAAGGTCATCGTACACGTCTGCATACCGGCCGTTGTTATTTACACCGAACTCTTTGGCGATAAAGCGGATCAGGCGCGATTTGTTCTTTACCTGAGAGCAATCCACATAGATAGCGTTGCGATGTGCTTTGACATAGGCACGTGCCGTGAATGTCTTTCCGATATTGGCAAGGTCGCAAAGCAGGGCAGACACACCGCTTTCCTGGCAAGTGCGAAGCTGTTCTGTGATAAACAGGAAAGTCGGAGTTTCAGCGACTTTCCATTCGATTTCGTTCTGCAAAGAGACGTTCAACCGGCGAGCAAGGCAAATCCAGTTCGTATCGCTTACCTGTTTATCCGTTATTCCTTTTTTTAAAGAGTTATACACACTTGCAGAAATACCCAATGCGGCGGCGTGCTTGTTGTCACTCGGATAATTCTCACGATTGGCACGAATAGCGGCCAATATACGGTCTTTTATTTCTTTCGTTACTTCCATGTTATAATGCTTTTTGAATTGTTTTATAATGCTGTTTAAACCGCATCTTGTCCGATACGGGTGTAATCTTTGCCTTTGAAATAATTTAAGTAGTCAATCTCCTCTGTTTTCGGTATCTTCACAGCCTTAACCGGTGCCGAGGCTATCTGTTTGACGGATTCCGATTTCAAGGTGCCGACGGGGGTAACGCCGTTGCGGGCCATCATTTCATCAAAAGCGTGGATATATTCCATCTGTTTGCCTAAAATTCGCTTATCTTCCTCAGTCTGTTCCACATCAGCAGTATTGAACCGCCCCATATCAACCAACGTGTCGATCTGTTTCCCGTCCTGATAAATAAACACGTCCTTTATGCTACCGTCCTCTTCCGGTATAT